CGAACACCTTGCCGACCTTTTCGTTCAGGTCATCGAGGTATTCAGAGACACCATCACCGCCGTTGGAATTAGCCATCGCCCGGAACTGGCGTAAATCTTCTTCTGCGCGAATCCGCTCGATGTGGCTGCTGATGTTCCAAAAGACGGAAATCGGCAGCTCCATTACCTCTCGGTAACCCATCGAGTAGAAGCGCATGACCCGGCAGAAGAGGAAGCCGAAATCGACTTCCTTTACCGATCCGGGCTTTACGCCTTTCCCTGTTCGCCCTCCCCTGCGGTGACGATCTTCTCGGGGTCTTCACCGCGCACGAAGCGCGAGACGGCAGCAAGCTGCTCCATGCTCAGCGCCCGCAGCTCGGCTTCCTTGATGTCCGGCACCGCTCGCTTGATCAGCTTGATCGCCGCTTCCATCTGGACCACGACGCTCTTCTCGTTCTCCAGCTTTTCGGCGGTCTTCGACGATTCGATGAAATCCTCGACGCTCATCTCCTTGATGCGGTATTCCTTGCCACCCAGCACCAGTTGGCGCTCTTCCTTGGCGCCCAGGTTGTCGAGATTCAGAATCTTTGCCATGTTCTTCCTTGCAAAATCGATGGGTAAAAAAATGCCAGGGTCTTGGCCCTGGCTTTATTGTAGTTCAGTGGTGACTTAGTGTCACCGGCGATTTACACGCCCATCTTGAACAGCACGCCGGTCTGCGGGTCCGGGTAGCCGGTGAACTCGACGTTGTAGATGCGCTCGTTTTCCAGCTTGTAGGCGAAGGTCAGAGCACCGGCAGTCGCGGCCAGGGGCACCACGAAGTCGTCCGACACATCGCCATCGGCCTTCGAGATGGGATGGAAGCGCAGTTCCTTGGCCGTCGTCAGCAGGTCGGTACCCACGCCGTTCGTCGAGACGATGCTCGCCGAGGTCGGCTCGGTACCACCGGCCATCGCCACCAGAGTCGCGCCGGAGGTGCCAGCGGCCAGGGCGATGCTGTTGCCGTCCGTGCCCTTGTACTTCGCAGTCAGGGTCACCACGTCGGTGGCAGCAGTCGCGCTCAGGATGCCCATCAGCGGGTACGCCGCGTTGACGAAGGCAGCCAGGTTGGCAGCAGTGTCCGCGGCAGTCGCGCCAACGTCGCACTCGTTGTTCACGAGCTGCGAAGTGCCGGCCGCCTTGAACGTCACGGTCACGCCGTTGATTTCGATGGTCTCGCCAGCAGTCGGGTTCGTGCCCAGCGTGATGGTGCCGCTGGCAGCGGTGCCGCCGACCGTGGTCATCGTCGCGCCAGGCATCACGGCGACCATGTTCTGCACGGTCGTTTCTGCCAGCGGTACCTTGGCGGTCACTTCGCGACCCATCAGGTATTCGTTGACCGTGGTCTTGCCGAACTGGTCCACGTTGACCTTGTGGGTGTCGGTCTTGACGGTCACTTCCACGCCGCCCTGCGTCAGGCCGAGGTTGAGACCGCCGAAAGTCACGTTGCAAACGCCGATCTTGACGTTGCGGGTGGAGCTTGCCATTTCTTTTCCTTGTTCTTTCTGTAGTCCGTCACCGATGACTTAGTTTCAGCCAGTCGGAACGTGCTTTTGGAGATTTGGTCACGGGTGACTTACTCTAGCACAAGTGGCGCTATTCTTCAAGGTCATCGCCACCCCTCTCTTCACCATTCAAACCCTTGGTGACGGCTTCAATTACCCGGTTCAACAAACCCTGACCAATTTCATCCACAGCTCGCTCAAGGAACTTGCCACCCACCATTACGTCCGGGTTTGCCAGCTGCTTTTCCTGCGATCGAATGCCCAGCTTGTAGACGCCGTATGGCGCCAGGTGTTCGTGCATGATGTAGGCATACTCGCCAACAGTGCCCTTGCCGTCCGAAGTCGGCTGCGCATCATCGACGTAAATCTCGATTTCCTTTTTGGCGAATTGCCCTTTCGAGTTCCGGCCGCCACCTACGCTGCGAATCTTTATCGCTGATTCGAGGTCACCTTCATCGACTGGTGCCATTTTTCGCGCCAGGTCGCGTATCTGCGTGCCCTCCTGCACCATCTGCTGATAGGCGCCACGCACCGCCTTTTCGCCGCCTTGCTTCAGCAGGAACAGGAGTTCTTCCACCCCTTCGACATCTACTGCCATGTCGGGTCCACGCAGCACACGTTGATGTTGCAGTTGAACTCCGTCTGCTCCCCGTTGGAAATCGGGTAGCCGACAGGGCTGATCGCCGGCCTGCAGTAGTTGATGAAGAGCGTGTCGAGCTGGGCGTTGCTGATCTGCAGTGCCTTTGCCGCCTGGGTCACGAGCGCCTGGCCGCTCTCATAGGAATTCGAGCGAACAATGAGCTGGAACTGGAATTTGATGTAGCCTGGCAGCTCGGGGTCGAGCTTGGCGCCAGCCACCCGCTCACGCAGCAGAATGCCAGTGATGGTCTCAGCCGGGAACTGGTTGATGAAGATGCTCTGGCCCTGAATGCCGAGGCCAGCAGCCTCCAAACGAGCCGCGAAGGGTACGATGTTCACGAAGCCTTACCCCAAATGCCTGCCTGCACCTGAAGATGGTGCGGGTTGCCTTGAAGATCGCTGCGCGGGAAGACGGTGACCACGCGCAGCTTGTAGCCGAGCACATCGATCTGATCATCGAGTGCCACATTCGAGTCCGGGGTGAAGAGCAGTGTCGCCTCCCCAATGTATTCGCGAGCGGCGCCACGGGTCGCCGAGGTGTCGGCCCGCACAGATGTCCGTGCGATGGTGATGTCGAGCTTCACCACCGAGCACATGCTGTCGATCGGATCGCCGAGTTGCTCTTCTCCGAAGACGTTCTTGGTCTGCGTCTTCCGAACCTGACAGCTCTGGTTAGGCTGGAACGGAGACATGGCGCACCTGAAGACGGGAGTTGATGTGGAAGGTCTCGTCGCGCACGGGTAGCCAGGCTTCTGCCGGCCCCGTCAGATCGATCGAGACACCGTTCATGGAGTGGTTCGGATTCGGATGCGCAACCGCAACCTCCTTCGCGCCATCGTTCAACGCGGCGTCGAACTGAGAGTCGATGTGGGTCTGGTAGGCGTAGTCACGCACGATGGTGTAGACCAGCTTCTCAGCGTCCCAAACGCGGCCTGCTGCATCCTCCACCTTGAACGTGGGCGTAGCGAGCCGACGCTGAGCCAGGAGCCCCGCCGCGCCGCCCTTGATGTGATCGGTCAGTTGCGCCCTTGCGCCGCTCGCGTCGCGGTTTGAGCGATGCTGAATCTGGCCGGTGATGTTCGACAGCTCGGCCAGTGTGCCGTCAAGTCGCTGCATTCCCCGCACCTGAAACAGCTCGCTGGCCGAAGCTAGGTGATCGTTCAGAAAGTACCCAAGCTCTCGGGCTGCGTCTTCTGCAAACGCATCACGAAATTGCTGGGCGCGCGACCATCGCTTCACCGACTCGGGTTTTAGCCCCGCTGCTGCAGCCAATCCCCGCTCACCAGCTACTGCGGTCGCGTAGAGACGGAAGCGCAGAGAGAAGCGTGCTGCGATGTCGTCGTAAGCCGCCATTAGACCCTGCCCGTGATCTTGGCGCCGACCGTGGTGTAGGCGTTGACGTACTTCAGCGTGCGCCGGGAAACAGGGAGGTCGAGCGGCTTGCCGCTGCGGAACATCTGCTTCACGTCACCCACCGATTCGAGGATGACGCCATCCATGCGCCGACTGTCGATCGGGTCTGCCGACAGCAGCGAGTCAGCCTCAGACACCTGCCCCATCGAAAGCGCGTAGATCATCTTCGGATCAAGCGCAAGAACCTGATCCTGGGTAAGGTCCAGGATCGATGTCGCCATCGTGCGACGGAATGGGGCGGTGCCCCAATCGTAGTAGAAGTTGTCCAGGAAGGCGAGGCGCAGGTTGCCGAGCTTCTGGTACGCCGCGAGCAATGCGGTGATCTTCTGCTGTCGATTCGAGGTCTTCCAGCTTCCCAGGTCCGGGATGCTGTCGGCCAGCAGCTCAGCGCCAGCAAGCGTCACGAGCGTGTTCGTTCCACGCACCAAGATGCCGGTGGGCGTCTCGATGAAGTAGCTGAAGCTCGCGTACTGCTGCGAGCCGTCAGCGAGCGTGCAAAGGAACTCGATTTCGCGAACGTCCTTGCTCAGTCCACTGACGAGCGTGTTGATCGCGGCGGTTGTCTGAACGCTTGCTGTCGAGCCAGCCGTGAATGGCGTGACCTGGCCCCAACCCTGGAGGACGTTGCCGGTGCCATCGACGATCTGATATTGAACAGACGCAGCACTGATCGCCGCGCCATTGGCATCGACCAACTCAACATCGAAGGTCAGGTCAGTTCCGGCAACGTAGGCCATAGATTACTCCGTGGCGTAGCCGGCGTACACCATCTGAGTGATGATGCCGGCGATCGAGTTGCCCTTGATGTCCAGCTCGTCGGTGATCGCCCGCAGGCCCTTGATGCCCTTTTCGTCGGCAATCGCTTCGAGCTGCGCCCTGGTGTAGACGACGCTCTTTGCAGGAGCCTGCGACCCCTGCTCGTGGTCTTGGACGGCCGGCGCAGAGACGATAGCCGACTCATGCCGCTGTTCCTGGTTGCCGCCCTCGGTATCGAACAGCTCCGCGACTTCCGGTGCCGGATCGTTGTACTTGTCCATCGCTTCCTGCACGAGCGACAGGGAGCTGCCGTCCTCACCCTCGCAGTTCATCACCGCGCTCAGACGCAGTGCATGGATGCGAGGCACGTCTTCGATGGACATGCCATCGACGAAGTGAACGACGCCGATCTGACCCGTGTAGTTCTCGAAGCCAGGCTGCGTGATGCGTACCTTCATTCAATCCTCTTGTTTGTTTCCAAAGAAAAAGGCGGGATTTCTCCCGCCTTATCTTACGTCACCCGTGACTGATCTGCAATTAGATGTTCGTCACACCCTGCAGACGGGCCAGCGACTTCGTGGACTTCAGCGCCAGGCCGCAGTACCACTTCATGCGGATGCGGATGGCATCCTTGTTCTGCACCGTGCCGATGTTCTCGACCACGATGCCGGCGTTCGGGCCACCGAACAGGCCATGCAGACCATCAGCCTCGTTCAGGCGCGCCGCGTAGATCGAGCACGTGTTGTTGTTCGTGCCCATCGTCTCGGCGCCGTTCAGGAACTCGTTCATGATGATCGGGATGCCGTTGTGGGTCAGCATCGGGCGACCGAAGTTGTCGAGCTGCTGCATCACGGCGTCGGTGCCGTAGGTAGCGCGCAGGAGAGCGCGATACGCACGGATCGTGCCGCGACGCATGATCAGCACGTCGGCGCCGTTCGGAACGGTGTCGCAGAGCTGGTCCAGCATCGAGAACGTCAGAGCACCGCCGTTGGCGCCGGCATTGAAGGTCTGCGCCGGATCGACGAGCTTCTGGATGCCGTCGAACGAGTTCGCGTCCACCGAGCTGTCACCGTTGGCGAGGGTCTGGTGGAACTTGCGCGCCACGCCCTTGGCCTTCTTCGCGATCTGAACGGCCATCTGGTCGTTCGTGTCGCTCATCGTGGTCTGCAGGAACTTGTCCACGTCCACGTCGCCAGCCAGAATCTTCAGCGAAGTCACGACCTCGGTGAAGCTGGTTGCGCTTTCGTTCACGGTGTCGTTCGGCGCCAGGAAGTCGGCGGTCGCGAGCACGTTTTCGCGCTCGTACACATACGCCTTGCCATTCACGCCCACGAACGGCAGCACGGCGAACAGGTCGTCGCGCTCGATGATTTCGTCGATGACGCCAGAGACGAGCTGGTTGTTACTCAGCTTCTCGGCTTCAGTTGCCAGGAGAGGCATTTCTTTTCCTTTTTCTTGTTGAAGTTCCGAGTAACTAAGTCGCTCTAGTCACCTGTGACTGAACTATTCCATAGAATATGGATATTGTCAAGTCACGGGTGACTTATGCGCTACCGCCGAATTACAGGCCGGTATTGGTCTGGACATTCAGCGACTTCAGGCCCTCCTGAATCTTCGCCATACCCTTCAAGTCCTTTTTCGAGGCTGCAGCCGCATCACCGCCGCGACGGGTATCGCTGCCGGCGCCGGGCTTGCCTTTCGCACGCAGGATGAACTCCTTCTCGGGGTCGGCATCGACGATCTTCTTCATCGCAGCCTCGAAAGGCAGCGGATTGCCCAGGTTGTCCACCAGCGCAGTACGCTCGGCCGCCGAGCGAGGCTTGTCGTAGCCGACGATCTTGCCGTCCACCAGGTCGAAGTGCTCGCCGTAGATCACACGCGCCTTGCTGGGCGTCATCGTGGTTTCCTGGCTGATGAACTGCGAGCTGCTGAACGAGGCGCCGATCGTCAGCTCGTTGATCTGCTTGATCGCGCCCTGGTACTGCTGCGTGGCCGCGTTCAGCTTGTCCTGCAGCTCCTTCACGACCTTGCCGTTCTCGTCGGCCATGCGCTGCTTCAGGCGGTCCCACTCGCCCTTCTTCTCCAGGTCGGCCAGCTCAGCGTCCTTCTTGCTCTTGACCAGCTCCTTGATCGCGTCCAGGCCGCCCAGCTCGTCGAGTTGCGCCGTGATTGCCTTCAGGCCATCCAGCTCCTTGCTCACCTTGTCGAGCTGTTCCTTGCGCTTCATGTTCTCCTTCAGGAGACGCGCTTCTTCGTCGGTCGGACCAGACTTGCCAGAGCCGCCATCACCGGAGCCACCCTGGCCGCCCTTGCCTGCGCCACCGTCGCCGGCACCTGCGCCTGCGCCTGCGCCACCGTCGCCACTGCCAGAACCACCAGCACCGCCGTCACCAGAGCCGGCTGAACCGCCGCCCGTGCCACCGCCACCATCGCCGCCGTTCGCCTGTTCCTGCACGCGGGCCAGCAGTCGTTGTTTCCAAAGAGGCATTTGTCTTCCTTTCCGGCCTTTCTCTCGGCCTTACTGAAAATGGGCGCCTTTCTCTCGGCGCCCGGTTTGGTTTACTTGGTTGTCGCCGTCACTTGACCCTGACGGCTGGTTTTCGGATTCGGAGTGCCCGTCGTATTGCGGGGATTCGCAGCCGGCTGTTTCGCCGTCCCGGTGAGCTGACCAGGCGGGGCGATGACGGGCTGCAGCGGCCAGTCGTCGAGCGAGCTGTTCAGCAGATCAGCCTTGGCCTTCGGCGCCTGCGGGAAGAGTTTTTCGATCACCTGCGCCATCTGCTCGCGTCGAACCTCATCCGGCGCCTCGATCAGCAGCAGATGGCCGGCGATGTCGAACTCGTCGTACAGGCTGCGAGTGTCGAAGTCGTCGGGATAGGTGACAAGCTCGGCGTCTTCAGCGTTCTCGCTGTTCCAGAGAGCGACCAACTTGACGATCTTGTTTTCGGTGGTCTGCAGGCTGTCAGCCTTGGCAGCCAGGAGACTGTTCACCCGGTCGAAGTCATACGCCTTGGCGACGCCCGACGAGTTGTCGATGCCAACGGCGTTGTCTTCCTTGGTGCGCTCGCCGGCCAGGCCGACCGTGTGGTAAATCTCGTTGATGATCTTCTGGATCGTCTGCACGATGATCTGCGCCTGCTTCACGTCAGGGCTGATATACGTCGGAGGCTGGCCGCCTTCGGCGTCGTACAGGAAGATTCGACGAGTGCCGACCTCGACCATCTTGTTGTAGTTGTCCTCACCCGGCATCATTCCCTGCGCCGGCATCGCGAGCTGGCTGAAGGTCTGGTCTTGGATGATCGCGTCCAGGTTCGACAGGTAGTTCGCGACAGCGCGATCGAGGTAGGCGATGTCGTCGATGAGAGATTGCGCCTCCCATTCCTCATCGCTAACCACGTTGTCGTGCAGGATTACGGGCACACGACCAAGGTTGTGCTGGCCCGAACCTGTGATCTTCAGGCGCTTGCGACTCTTGCCGTAGTCGTACTCCTGGACGAGCACCCAATTCGTCTTCGTCCACAGACGCCAGCGCTGCTGCACGTCGGCCTGGCCGGCGAACGGGTCACTGTCGTCCCTGTAGCATTCCTGCAGCAGAATCCAGTTCAGCTCGCCGCGGTCATCGAACGAGTAGTCCAGAATCTCTTGCGGACGAACAATGTAGGCATAGCAGCCGGCGTTCAGCTTCTTGGCGTCCGCGATCGAGAGACTGCCCTCGGGCATGTTGTTGTCCACGACGATGGCGATGCGACCAAAGATCGACGACATCTTCGAGACTTGACGACTCAAGTCGTCGATGCCCAGGCCATTTCGTGTCGAGCGCTTCCAGAACTGCTTCACGCAGTCGGGCGCATCCGTATCGTTTCGCGTGATGGCCTGACGGAACAGGTACTTGTTCAACAGGTCCACAACCTCTCGGGTGTGGTTGAAGCGGTATGCGCGTGACTTCCGTTCCTTGAACTCCCGGTCACCTTCCTTCATGTACCGGAAGATGTTGGCGTCAAACCACTCACGACCGCCTTCGTAGGTCTCTTCGCAGAAGTCCCAATGATCCTTCTGTTCGACATACTCAGGATGGCGGCGCTCGATCAAAGCGCGCAGCTTTTTCTGATCGTCGCTGGCAGGCAGGGCAAAGCTCGTCCCCTCTTCTGCGGGGTCGATGATTCCAATTACCTTGCCGAATGCGTCGAGGCGGTCTGTTGCTGCCATTTTCTTGTCCTTCTTATATTACGTCATTGCTGACTTATCTTCAAGGCGTCAAATTGAGATGCCGCCAATGAGAATCTTGCGCACCGGGTATTCCATTTCGATCGGGTAGCCAACCGAGTCAGCCGAGTGCTCCAGGCCAGCGTCCTTGTCCACGTCGCGCGAGCCCTTCTTGTAGATCGTCTGCTCCAGCGACTTGATCAGGTGCCGGCAGGACTCGTCGATCTTCAGGCGCACCGTGCCATCAGCAGCCTTGAGCATGCGATTGACGGCATTCACGCGGTCAGCGACGGCCGGGTGCTTGCGCCGGTACTTGATCCGCTTGAAGCCCTTCTCCCGTAGGATGTCCACATCGGACTCGCCACGGGCGTGCTGCCGCGAGCCACCGGCCGGGTCGGGATACACCGTGATGCCAGACTGGTAGCGCCAGAACCGTCGCTCCAGCTCGTCTGCCACTTCTTCCGTGTTC